GCAGGACACCGATCAATGGTATCACACCCACTCTACAGCTATCATAAATCTATTTGACATTAGTGAGGAACTACTACTTCTTATGAAATTAAAATGGCCAGTGTAACACTGTGGTTCTTAGATGGGCAGTTGGGCAACAATGTGTTTATGAATACAGGTGCTGCCTATCGTGCTGAACACGGTGTTTACCCGACTGTAACCAAAGAACTGCCAAAGTGGTTAACAAAAAATGGCTGGCCATGTAAAGGTGCAACTGATTATTTTCCACGACCCATTGGTGGCAAGATGAAGCAAGTAGAAACAACAGGGTTACAATTTGCAAACGAAGAAGCACTCACTGCATTTATACTTAGGTGGGGTGGGCAGTGGCACTCATAAAAGTCCCTACAACACTATACCCTGTGTCTATATCGGGGAAAGCATTAGAAGTCGAAACATGGTGCGAAACAAATATCGGCTACTATGGTAGCGGGTGGTATTGGGTTGCGGCGTTTGATGATTATATTCTTTTGCGTATATCAGACGACATCAATGCAATAATGTTTAAGTTAGCATTTCAGATATGAGTAAGTTACAAGTAAGATTAGACAGTGACGGTATCGTGGCGTGTGAAGATGCGCCCGACAATGTCTATGGGTGGGTATATGTAACCACCCATATCTATACAAACGACATGATGTTATGGTGCGGTGAACGCAACTTAGTATGGGGCGGAGACATGAATATACAAACCTATCGCTTAAAAGGTAGATCACGAAATAGTCATCGGTGGTACTTTAAGGATCCAGAAGTAGCTACTTTATTTGCCCTCATGTTCTCATAAATATTGCATGTTGGCCTGCTCGGCCAAAGGCGGGGCATGGTATATTTTGCAATGGTGGATTTGATTGGTAGCATTAACTCTAAAGAAGCTTACCAACATTATTTACGCATAACACAGTGGTGTATAAGTAACTTACAACAAGACCAGTGGGAGTTTGACTATTCATGCATACTCTGCATAAACGGAGTAAATATCCCAGCTGGATTACGATTTTTTAAATTTACAGATGCAATACAACTCATAGATACCATTTGACTACATTACCCTACAGTGTTATTATACAGTTATATACACAGGAGTAGCAGTAATGGACATTCTTATTATCTCTTTAGCAGCATTAGCAATCCTAAGCCTTATTGCTGTCTGGGCCGTAGTTAGATCTAGTGACGCACGCAGCCGCCGCATCAATGCAGTAAAAACACGCAACCGGGCCCGCGATACCGGTTTTATGATTGCACCTGTAGAAAAAATATCAGCTACAACAATCACATACGATACAACTGCTGCTGGATTAGAAGTTGATGAAGATTTAACCGAAGAGCAAGCCAATGTGATTCGGATGATCTTTGAAGACAACCATCCCGCAATCACGATTAGAAATCATAAAGAAGATTTTTGGGCAACCACAGAACGCATGGGTCTGTAATAATTTAACTAAGGAAAACATCATGAAATAGATATTGGATATCACAACTAAGGAAGCAATCTTTCACTTTAATAAAGGGCACTTAGCAGACCCTACTATCCCAATGTGGATTATTAAAGCCAAAGGGACAACGCATTATATCAACCATTTAACTGCGGACTGCCCGTGGAGCACGAAAGAGACTCCCGATAATCCGATGACAAAGGGTTCTCTCAAGTTTAAGAACTGCAGAATCCAGATTGATGAAAACTTAGAAGCAACAATCACAAAGGCACAAGATGAGTAACTTAGGAAGAACAGATGTAGAGCGCATTGTTGAGGGTGTATTAAGAAATTTAAAAGTTGAGGTTACACCCTCGTTAAATTCTAACAGGCTGAAGATTGAGCTAAAGCTAAACAATGATGTTCTTTCGACTTCTTACTTTAGCATAAACGAAGAAGACTATGGCGGATAGTGTATAAATAGTCAAACACCGAAAGGGCTGTATGACTACATTTTCTATAAGCGACGAAACATGCACGTTCGGCTTCCACAACCATATTACACTTGATCCACTTAAGACATTAAGTGATCAACTCGGTAGAAGAAAGTTAGTGCATAGGCAATCCGCAGACTTAGGTAACCCACTTAAGCTGCAGAAGATTATAGAAAATAATTCATCCCTGCGCGTTGATTTTGGGTGGAGTTTCGAGTCAGGGACACAACTCGAAACCATAATGGAAGAATGCATTGAACATGTTGCACCCAAATATAATATTGGTGTAAGTAACATGGTTACTGACTTAAGATGCAGCTGGGTAGGCTTTATGCCGCTTAACATATTCGAAAAGACAGTATACGAAGATCTTAGTATATACGGGCTTATATTATTCAACAATGAAGTAATAAGTTTTCAAGAAGAAGTCCTTACATATATTTCTAATCATAAAGTTTATAAGCAACATCAACTAACCCGAAACGACCGTTACAGATTTAACTACCTAAAATCTATTAGGCAGGATGAAAATGCATTAGCTGATGCATACTGGCTTTATATAACCGCAATAAAAGAAACCATACAGATCCCGCAAATCCCACGTGATATCATAGAAGAAGATCTAGGGTGTCACTTTTTATATCATCCAGAATTATTTTTCGAACTTATCACTATCACTAAACTAAAAGGCGAACTACTATGACTGAACCAGATCTGTTTGAAAAAATGAAATCAATGTCTAAGACAGAGCTCGAAGATCATTATGATATATCTATTATTGCTGGTAGAGTGCTAAACATTGCTGGTGTATCTACTATTTTGTTTGCGCTTATATTTTCCAATATTTTTGTTATCGGGCTTGCATCTCTCGGTGCATACATTTTAGGTCAGCTTGCAGTGGGTATCGACGAAACAAAAGCTTATATTACCGAATTGCTAGAAAAGAAATATAAGATAAATAGTTGATGGATTACCCTTACCCCAACTACGGTGTTAGCACATCAGACGGCTTTGTTGCACTTGGTGCAAATGTTCAGGCTGTCATAAATGCAATCAATACAAAGACTGTCATTCCGTATGGCGACTTTGGTGGGCCAAGTTTATACTGGTTCCAAACTTTCGATAACGGTTTAGGTAACTTAGTTTACACTGTATTCGACAGAGATACTACTCTAGGACTTGCTAGCTTTATGGTTAGATATGGCGCAGCCGCAACTATTCAACAGGTTGTATTCCAGCAATATCCGCGAACTCAGATAGATTTGCAATTTCTTATACTCCCGCATATCCCACGCGCAAGCTATTCTAATGGCACGGTGATTGGATGAGAGCATACGAATTCTTAATAGAAAAGACTATCGGTAGGGGTACTGTAAACAATGTCTATATTGAAATAAACGATCACTCCTGGCAAAGAAAAGAGTCTAGAGATGTATCTCCTAGGGCAGTGGATTCTATACTAAGATCATTGGGGTCGTTTAGTAATCAGATACAGAAAATAGAAGAGCATTATGAATTTTGGGTATATTCGACTAAATGGAATACTGCGGTGGGATTTAGGCGATTACCCGATGTGGACAATAAATTGCATGTTATGTTGAACACACTATTAAGTGATCCACCGCACGAACAAGGTAAAAACCCGGTTATCTACATTCCTTGACATTAGGCTTACAATAGCGTATAATGTAACTTTATAGAAAGTTACTATGAGTCAAAATGTAATGGTTGATGTTGAGTCTGATGGGCCATGTCCCGGAATGCATTCAATGATTTGCTTTGGAGCAGTCATTGTAGAAAATGGTTTGCAACGAACCTTTTATGCAGAATTAAAACCTATCTCCGAAATCTATATCCCCGAAGCACTTGCTATTAGTGGCTTTACACGCGAGCAGTGTATGAAGTTTCCTGATCCACGAGATGCTATGCAAAACTTTGAGATTTGGTTGCAGAAAAATATCCCCAATGGTAAGCGTCCTATATTTTGGAGCGATAATAACGGATATGATTTTGCATTTATGAACTATTACTTCTGGCAACAGTTGGGTCGCAATCCGTTTGGCTGGAGCTCGACGAATTTAGGGTCCTTTTACAAGGGTCTGACCAAAGATGTTTACAGCACATTTAAGCACTTACGCGATACAAAACACACCCATAATCCAGTGGATGATGCTAAAGGAAATGCAGAAGCTATGCTAAAGATGATGCAAGGTGTAAAGCAATGAACAAACTAACGCATGTAAAGTGGGCTGGACCAAACACCCCGTATATCAAACTTACAAATAGTAGCAGACAGCTATTGTTAAATAAGACTGAACTTTTAGAACTGCAAAAAGAAATTGCAGAGTTTGTTGAGTTTTACAAAGACTCATTTAACGAAACTAATGTAAGTTGGGAAGATGAACCGTGGCCATGGCCTCCACTACCATAGGAAATATATGTTAAATAAAAAGATTTTAGATTTATACGAGCGTGCAGGCTTTAGCCACGAATCAGCAGAAGGTAAGTGGCCTAATATTTACAGCATAGGCAAGCCACTCGAAGAGCTTGTTAGACTGGTTGCAGAGGAATGTGCGATTGCTGCTGAAAACACTGCACGCAGTTTCTCTGATGGTGATGCAGGCGTGGGCTCTAAGGCCGCTGCTAATGCAGTGCGCTATTATGCAGGCACACTACTAAAGTGATTAGTTACCACCCTAGTAGTGTGCCTCATATAAAATGGAAGCATGTTGATGGACCCATGCTCTGCTGCCGCGACGGATCAACCCACTTCCTAACATATTGGGAGCGTATATGCATGTATTTCGGGTGGACTGATATTGTTGTGTTAAATTTTAAATACGAGCGTAAGAATGGATAAACAAGAAGAATTATTTAGACTCTGCCAAAAGTTCATAGAAGCACAGAGAATTTACCGCCCAGAAACAGTATATCAATCGAATCGTGTAATAGGAAATGCTTATAAATTTATAGAAGACATTTGCGATATAGTTGGTTATAAAGAATATGAGGAAGATGAATGAGCATGCATTTAGAAAATCCCGGATTGACTATGTCTGGGAAGAAAAAGGGTAAGCACAAATACGCATCAGCTGAAGCAAAGCGCAATGCAGAACGGCTTGCTAAAGAGTGGGAAGAACTTCAGAAGAAATACGAACCTAAGAAGGTTGTGCGTAAAGTATTCAAACAAGAATCTCTATCACCTAATATGTCAACTCCTCGTCAGACAGCATCCATCCCTAGCAGGGTTACACCCGGTGGTGATTGCTCAGTAAAGGAGTCTATTAAATACACAGGCACAAAGGTGCTAGGCATTGCAACAATGCATAAAAGTAATCCTGTGCCTATATTTTCAGATCAAGAAGCAATAGATGTTTCTACTATGCGCAGATAACATCCATACTTTAAGTTAGTGCACCGTAGCGTGTACCTGCTAAAACCCACGTAATATATGCATTGCCAATTGTTGCAGGGCCACCGGCTCCACCATTCGTAACCACGTTGTCACCTGGCCATGCATATCCAACTGCACCACCTGCACCCCAATTACCGCCACTACCCGAGTTTCCATGACTAGATGGAACAAGACCAGCGCCTGCACCAGCAAATGTGCCTGGGTAGCTTCCATACCCGCCACCGCCACCTGCTGAATTAGTGGAACCTGTGCGTCCGCCGCCGCCACCCGGGCTGGTTGTCTGCACTATGGATGCAGCACCACCACCACCACCGCCACCACCACCAATTGTACCATTGTTGGTTATACTAACAACAATATTGCCCGGCACAGTTGGTGCAACGGTTATAGCAGGTCCACCAGCTAAACCAGATGTTTCATATGTAGCTACTACTAAAGACTTACCAACATATGTCTGAGTGCGACCGTTGCCACCTGCGCCACCCATACCTATGATGTAGCCATTATTTACAACTGTGACTGCTGATCCTGCAGGGAAATTACCTGATACGTTAATTGCTGGCGCTGTTGTACTATTAGAGCTAACAATAATACCGGTACCAATAGTGATTGTAGTAACTAGCGGTACAACTTGATTCCATCCAGCTGCCACGGCAGCAGCAAACACATCATAGCCTGTTACATTAGTGGATACTACTGGGTTAAAGTTAAATACACCTAGTGTTGGGTATATTAGGTTAGGCTTTGTTACCGGGTCTGTACCAGCAGCATTAGTTGCAGTCAGTGTAGGTGAAAAGTATTCACCTGGGTTAGTTGTAGTTGTATATATGTGTGTCGGATTCTGCAATGTTGATGTAGGTGAGCCATCACCAAAGTCCCATAACCAACTTGTTGGGTTATTAGTTGATGTATCTGTAAAGTTAACAGTTAACGGAGTCGATCCAGTTGTCGGTGTAGCATCAAAGTTAGCAAATGGTGGTAGTGCAGGTGATGACGAGCCAGGGTATATCTGTCTCCAAGCACCGTCAGCAAATATAGAAATTACAGCACCGTTGACTTGGATGTCACCGGGGTGTTCTGTACCTACCGCAGGGTTAATAATAGGCACATTTGATAAGCTCGGTGCTGGTTGCCACGAGGGAGCGGTGCCGGGGCCGTTAGATGTTAAGATTTGACCGACAGTTGCAGGCGGTAAAAATGCTGTGGTGCCCGGTGCGCTCTGATAAGGAACATACCCAACATTGCCGCCGGCAAGATTAGTAGCCATCGAGATCGAGCCTACTACAGTACCGACAATTTGTGATGCTGTAAGTGTGCCTGTGATATTAACATCGCCTGTTGTATAATCAGCAGTAACAACTTTTGCCCAGTTTATATCGCCACCTGTTGTTGCACTAGATGTTCTTACGCATAGTGTGCCTGTAGTAGGAGATGTTTTATCGAACCAAAGCTGCCCCTGTAGTGCATACGCATCTGTTGGGCGATATAATGCACTACTTGCAAAATTTTCTGTCATTTGCAAGAAATTCTGTGCTATAGGTGCACCATAGTTAATTGTATTGCGGCCGACTAGCTGTGTGCCTATACCAATACCTGCACCATGGGCATTGGTATTATAGTAGGTAGTATCTACTGCGTTGTCGACAACGGTAACTGGGGTTCCGTCTGCTTTGTATATTGTATATGACATTGTATTTCCTGCTTATACTATCGTTGCTCTTAATGCTGCAATCTGCGCATCAGCTGCTTCTAACCATGTTTTACCTTCAGCTGTAAGAACTGCTTCTCTTAAGCGGCGTGGTGTAATGGTTGCTTCGATTGTGCGTATTTGTTCTTGTGCAGTGGGTGCAACAACAGAAGCAGCTTGCAAAGCTTCTGCGGCAGCATCTGTTATTTGTTTACTACCAATAGGTAAGTATTTCTTACCACCGTGTGCAATATCTTCAGTGGATAAGAAATGCAGTTTATTATTTGAATCTTTGAAATATGGCATTTTTAATCCTTAACGTAATTCGTACCATGATGTTATACTAGATGCGGACACCATGTAGGTAGAAGCATCTGGAACAATAACTGTACCGCTCCAATTATAGGCGCCACCGTTTGGTTGCACGCCGCCACCGAATCCAAATGCTGTGCCACCATTGATAGATATTGACATCCAGGAGTTATACGTGCCTCCTGCATTTGATGTTATTGCAAGCATGATTGGCTTACCTGTTACATTGGTGTATGTTACACCCGATGACCTAACAACACTCTGCCACGTCTGACCGTAACCTAACCCGCTACCAGATGTGCCGTTTGATGCAGATGTTACGCGACCGTATGCATCAACAGTAATGGTTGCGTTTGTATAGGATGCAGCAGTGACACCTGTTGTTGCTAAATCTAACGCAATAACACCAACTGATGTTACAGGACTGCCGGTTACAGTAAGTCTGCTAGAGGTTGTGGAAATAGCTACAGATGTAACTGTGCCAGTTCCACCCACAGTAATAGTATTCGATGTTTTAATGCAACCAAGTAATGCAACGTTGCGTGGGCGAGTTTCTGTACCGCCAGTAGCATTTGTCGACTGTGTTCCGTATTGAGGGGCTTTACCGCCACCGACAAGGCCCATATCTAAGTCTGTATAGCCCATGGCTAAACCGTGAGTGTGAGATTTGAAATCATCTAGCTGACTTGAGCCAAAGGTGCGACCAATATCGATTCCTCTACCATCATCCCAACCACGAACAAATTCGCCGCGTAGGTCTGGTAACTTAAATGTAGTTGAGCCGTCACCTGCGCCGAATGATGTGCCAATTGCAGCAAACAGTTCTGCATACAAGGTGCGAGAAACTAACGAGCCGTCAGCAACAAGGTACCCAGTAGGCGCAACTGCTGATGCAAAGAAAACAATAGAGCCCGCATCGTATTCTGTGGTTGCTGAGCCACCACCGCCACCACCGCCTGTTGAACTTATGGTTACGTTACCTATCCCAGATGGCGGGCTAATTGTTATGTTTGCGCCAGCAATAATACTAGTCACACCACTTGCCGCTGCCACTGATTGCCATGTAGGGGCAGTAGTTGGGCCGGTTGAGGTTAATACAAGCCCGGATGTACTTCCTGGTATGAACCCAGTGGTTGCTATTGCAGATTGGTATAGTAGCGAGCCAGCACTTCCCATGGCAATATTTGACGCTGTTTGCACAGTCCCAGATATCTCACCGCTTGGACTCATTGTTGCAATTCGTGTCCAATTATTAATGCCACCCGATGGATTATTTGTTGTTCTAACATATAATACACCGTCGGTGTTTGAAATCTTATTAAACCACAACTGACCTTGCAAGGATGTGACATCACTAGGAATAGCCGAACTAGCAAAGTTTTCTGTCATTTGCAAAAAGTTCTGAGCTATTGGGCCGCCATAGTTTACTGCTCTATCGCCAACAATCTGTATGCCCATGCCGGTCCCTGTTGAGCCACCTGCCGAATTATAATAGGCTGAATCTATTATAGCATCTGGCACCGGTACCGGTGTGCCATCAGCATGGTAAATTGTATATGACATTCTTTAGAATTCCTTAGTTTTTGTTATTTATCAGTTGGCACCCATCTGAATTCTTAGCGTGTATACTATTTCCAGTGATCTGTTAGCAGATTTTTGTATAGGGTGGAAAACAACGTGTGTAAGCATTAACTTCGACTTAGAACCGGCGATATTTGAGAAGTTAACCCCTTGGTTAATAAAGCTGTTAACATCTGCAGATGTTTGCGTAAATCCGCCTACAAATAAATTATTAGAACCAGAAAATAACCCAATTTCATTAAACACTAATTCGTTTGCAGTAGATGCGCCAGCTGTTGACGCTGCCGAACCAATAAAGTTTGAATTATCAACAACTGACTGAGTAATAACACCTGATGTGGTAATGCCTGCCGGCGGCTCACTGTATCCTAGTGTAACATCAATGATAATGTCTTCGTAGTTTGTGGCAAAATCTTCTGCAGGGATATATGCTTTGGATAACTGGTTATAATCAACTGTATCGGTTGCATCATTAGATAATTTCTTAACATATATGGTGTTATACAGATTTGCAGTAGGGTTCTTAACTAGGCTAGATGCGCCGCCGATGCTAGGCTTATATGATATAGTACCGGTTGGGCCGACATATGCCCCGCCATTACCGAACGCCATATAATATAAAAAGCTTTCTGAGTTGCCTATAAGTGCGTGAGCAAGGGCTGCAGAAATATTTCCATACAAGACATCGTTATGTGTATCAACAAGAACTTCTTTAGTTTCCTTATCAATAATCTTAACAAATCCCTGGATTGATCCACGAAAAAAATCTAACATCTTAACCCCTCTGGTTGACGAGAATTTCTCCCGTATCTTTGTCTTTTATTAGAAGGTGGCATTGAACATCGACTTTTGCTACGTCGACGTACCCACTTTCAGGTGCTTTTGTTTCACCTGCTTCACTATCATTATTTGCTTTATTTATCATCATAATTAAGTACCTATTTTACATTAAGGCAGCGTATCGCCCTGAGCATCTTTTAGGAATGAGGCAGGTGCTGTATTTGAATACCATATACCGCCTAATGCGGCATTAGATATGCTTGTATATTTGTCAGTATCATACATTGTGGATGTATTTACACCGGCAGGTAATGTTAGTGCATTCAGCGCATTATTTGCAGTAGATGCAGGCATTACATTAAACAACTCTAAGAATACAATACTTGCAGCTGGATGTTCGGTTGGTGCGGTGCCTAATGTACCCCTCCTTACTCCGCCCAATACCCATGCATTTGGGGAAAGTAATGTTTTCGTTGAATATTCTATGCGTTCACCGTGTATCCATACAACACCGTTCTGTGGGAGGAAGTCAACTACGGTATGTGTTAGTGGGTCGACATAAACTGTTATTGTATTAAGGTTTTCGGTTTCTGCTGTAGGCGCAGGTAGAGCAACAACTAACTCTGCACTTTCCTGCTGTGAATTCCTGTAGAAACTTGCACCGTCGTGTACATTTAAGCTTTCCTTATAGCTAATAGTATCCTGCAGTATTACAGGGTCAGGCAATATAGTAGATTCTTGCAATATATTCCATGGTACATTTGTGGTGCCACCGGCTGCTAATAATGCCTGAGCAAGAGGGCCGTCTACTGAGTTCCATATATCTCCCCAGCCTACGTATGGTGCAACTACCGCAGGTGCCAATTCTGGCATGCCGCTAGAGTCGTATGCTGGTAATTTAGTATTTACATTTACTACTAAGTTATCTGTGCCAATACCGTACGCTAACTCGTTTCGGGTAGTACTGTATTCTAACTTCATTAGCGGGCCGCCCGACCATAACACTACAGCAAGCATTGTTGTTGCTGCTGAATGATCTTCGTAGAAGTAGACAGTGTAACTTTCATCTAAGTTAAACCCAACATAATAATCTTTACCGTATGTGAGTACAACATCGTCAACTAATACACTAATAACATTATATGGTGCAATAAATGTCTGAGGGCCATTTATTGTAAGCAGATTAAATGTATAAGGGAATAACTCAGAATATCCTATTTTTGTAGGATCAAATGTTGTTAACGGAATAGTATATATATTCTGAGACAACGGGTCGCCACCACTAACTAGTTGTGCAATATTGTCTGCAATTTCTTGAGCAGTTAGCTGAACATCTTGCACATCGGGTAATTCGTAATCACACATATCCCACGGTAATGTGTCCCAGAATCCGGGCAATAAGTGATTGTCACAATTTGCATCCCAGAAGCCATTCCCTATAGGGCCAAACTTAATAATAGTCTTACTAAACATTGTGTCAGAAGCAGTACCTACAGCAACATCGGATGTTAGGTAGGTACTAGTATAATCTCGTATCTGAGTATGGTATGGCTTAGAGTCAACAATATAATCAATAATATTAGAGATCTGATCAGGTATATACATGCTCGTCTGTGTTAAAGGAATATTATTTTCTTTAATGTACACGTAAGATGTTTTGAATGCCCAATTTGGATTTTTCTGTTCGCTCATTACATAGTTAAGCATAGAGAAATATAATTCATTCTGATCAACAATAAAGCTGTTAACAAATATCTGTGTACGCAACGCCGATAATATTTGTCTTAATTCAACTGATAAACCATAAACATTCTTAGTAGTATAGATGGTATCTAATAAATTAATAGCACTTAATTCTATGCCCACTTTCTTGAAACTTTGTACATTTAATGTGGCTGATAATTGTATAACATTATATAACACGAATCTGCCATCGCCGGTGCCATCTACTATCTCTACAATTGTACCTGTAGATAATTGCCCTGCAGTTAACGCAGCTTGTGCCTGAGCTATTGTTGAAAATACAATATCGGGCTTAACATTTTCAAATCCTACTTCGTACCAGTCGGTGTAATCCCAGTAGTCTGAAGTAGTCACACCTGCATTCCATGCTGGATTATTATCTCTAATAGGGATATGTTTAAGTAAGTTGTTGCCCGACTGAACAAATATTTTTCGTGCAGCAAAAATGTCAACAAACATACCTTGGCGAGGTCTATAAGCGATGCCGTACTTTTCTGCATCGCTTAGTGCAGGATCCGGTACAGGCAATACTTCGCCGTGGATTTCTGCAGTGGTAGATGTTGCATCGTTCCACGGCGTAATATTCCACTCGTATGTATTCCACGGTAAATTTTGTGCAACAAGTATACCATTAGTCCATTCATCCGATACAGGTAGTAATGCTGTATAGCCGCATAGGCTATCAACCATCTTGTCCCAATATTGTGGAGTAACTAATGAGCCAGTATCTCCTTCACGGAAAAACTGCCATTGTGTATGCTTCTGATCGTTTCTTTCTGCAAGGCGATATTGTACCTGAACATTATTACCCTTGTATGCAAGTATTTCTTGCACATTATAGAACATGTATGAGTTGTTGATTGCAGTTTGTTGAATAGGTGCAAAGAATGCAAAACCTTGACTCTTAGGTGTAGCAAGTAATCTTCCAACTTCTAATGCAGCAAGAGTTCTATTTTCGATATTTGGTTTATCTGTAGCATTTAATACCCAGAAATAATAACTCACTGTAGTGATATTTGTAAATCTGTTTGTTGTTGCCAACTGAACATAATCAGTGGTGCTACGTGGAATACCTGTACCTGTATACTGAGCTGGTGGCACAGGGCTCTTTGTCCATTCATATATGCTGATTGCGCTACCAGGGAATATTTGCCCCCAGTGATCGCGTCTATACACAAGGTTCTGTGTTGGTGTTTCTGTCCCATCAAGTAGTGCAGGCTGTTCATAGTAAACATATTTTACTTCAGACAAATCCCACCATAACTTACCAACTTGTGCTTCACCAAATATTATGTTCTCACTGAATAAACGAGTGTTACCGGTAACATTATATCTTGCAGGATCTTGCAATAACATATAGGTTATGTTTTGTTTTGCTAATGCTGGTAATATTGCTTTGAATGGATCATACACAGGTAATAGTGCAATCTCAGACTGTGCCCCAAATACCTGTGAGTTTTCAAATAGCTTAGTATCTATTAATTTTTCTTGCACACGGTACGGAGTCAGAGTAGAAGTATACTTAAATACAGTCCATAAATTGTTTACATCATCTACCCAAATTTTATCATTTGCAGTGATATAAGTAGGTAAGGCAGGCACAGTATTAAATCGTAATGTCTTAAATAATAGTAAGTCTGTAAACTCGGCATATACACCTATATCAGATGATGTTATAGGTATGCCATCTAATGTAAGTAAACTGTAACTATTATTTGCAGTATATGTGTTTGGCTCACCATAAGGGGCAAATGTCACGGCATAATTTGTTGCACCTGCTACTACACCTGCGGTCACAATCTGTAAACAAATCATATTACCGAAGTCAGTTTGGGCGCCAGTATCAGTTGATAACTGTGGAACAAGTGGCGTTGACAGCTCGGTAAGCAACACTAAGTTACCAGCTGGATCTTCAACAACTGACCATACAACAGGACTTATGTTTACCATTTTGTAAACATTCCAGTCTTCGGTAAATGTCTTTGCAATCCACACAGTATCATTTACTGTAGGATTAAGCCCGGGTGTTCCCCACTTTACTGCTGTTTGTGCTACATTAAATGATGTCCACTTAACATCATTGAAGTTTACATAACCAGCATTAGGTATAGAGTATTCTATAACATCGGTTGTCGGGAATTCTAACGAGTACGATGGATCAGCTGGGCGCACTGTCCAAATATCTGTATCATCAATATCTATCTCGATAATATTATCAACTGCTGTGTCACGTGTAATTTCGCCTTGCCACACAGCATACAGGCTATCTAAGTTATGTGGTTGGGTTCCGGAATCTATTGTAACAGTTGGTGCAACAATGTATCCATATCCTGGATCAATAATATCTACACGAGATATAACACCGTAGGAATCTAATACAGCATAGGCAGTTGCAATCCTCACCGGACCCACATCTGCCGGGTCAGCATCTGGTGGTGCAATAATAATCTTTGGAACAGATGTGTATCTGTTTTCAGCATTTAGAATATTAATCTCTTTAACAAATCCCACAGCTGATGGAATAAAGTTTAGACGAGCAACAACAACTTCACCGGTGTTTTGTTCTGGCTTAAGTTTGAACTCAGTTGATACTTGTTCAACAGTATTTCCAAACTCAGCTAACTTAAGTGCCCATTCTTCATACACTTCGATAATCTCATTACCTTGCACTTTAGAAGATCTGAATAGCTTATCAAATGCCTGCTTTGTTCCTTTCTGTCTAATCGCACCTTGATAGAATAGATATTGTGTATCGTTAGACAACTGTAAGTTATCTAAGTAACTCTTACTTTCGTACCCGATTAAGTGGCGGCCTAAGTTTTCTAAACTTGGATTATCTATCGTGACGTCTGGGTCGTAGTAGTATCTCATCGAGTCTACAATAGTATCATAGTTAGGAACAAGCTGATTATCAATGATTAGATAGCCGGGTGCTTCTTTCTTACCGTACCAGCCATTGCTTCTAAACCCGTTGAAGCGTAGACGTTGCTGTCTTGCGCGTAATAGTGGAGAATAGATAACATCGCTAAAACTTGTTGTATTATCAAATATTAAAACATGTTCTGTTTCTGTTGCATTTACTTGTAGGAAGTAAATGCCACCTACTGCTAAATCCACAGGAGCTACAGAAATAGACATGCCATCTCTATCTGTTGTTGTGCTATTTGGTGGAATAGCAACACCGTATTTGTCAAGTATACTATACACGCCGTTGGATATAGATTCAACATCTGCTGGGTAACCGCCCTGAACAGTAAGCATCACATTGTTAGCTGCTGGACTAACTTGAATCGATGCGTCAGGTGCCCAGTTGGTGTTAAGCCAGAACAAGAATTGTTTAGCTGAATATAACCAGTCACTAATCTGATTTGTGTCGGCACTTACATCAGTAAATTTCCACCCTTGTGTTTCTAAATATGCACCCCATCCTATTAACAAATCAAACACTTCCTGTGCACTTGTTAATATAGTGCCGTATGGTACTCTTGTTGATGTTGTCTCGGAAATAGGTTTGTATGTGACAGACACGCCGCCTACTGTAGGCAATGTGCGTAGTTTCTGCCAGTTGCTTATATCAAACTTAGCAGCTTGTATTGTACCGATACCTAAATAATACACCCCATTGTATCTTACAATATCACCCGGGTAATATGTTTCGCCTATAGTGTATACCTTAAATTCAGCAGGTGTGCCACCGATAGTAATGTCGATTAACTG